ATGATCAAACCTGTTATCCTCAGCCTCGCGGCCGCAACTGCTTTGGCCGCCTGCTCCGCTTCTGAAAAACAAGAATCTCCTAAGATCGGCATGTCCAATCCGGCTTCCGAATTCTGCGTCAAACAAGGCGGCAAATCCGAAATCAAAAAAGATAAAGACGGTGGCGAATACGGCGTGTGCCACTTGCCTAACGGTACCGTTGTTGAAGAATGGGAATATTTCCGTCAACACAACAAATAATTGCTCAATCATATAAAAGGCCGTCTGAAACCAAGTTTCAGACGGCCTTTTTCTTTTAAACAGCGATTATTTTACTTCCAGTTTGGTTACGCCGCCCATATACGGTTGCAATGCAGCAGGAACATTAATGCTGCCGTCGGCATTTTGATGGTTTTCCAATACCGCCACCAAAGTACGGCCGACAGCCAAGCCTGAGCCGTTCAAAGTATGCACCAAACGGTTTTTACCGTTTTCATCTTTGAAACGCGCCTTCATGCGGCGAGCTTGGAAATCTTCGCAGTTGGAACAGCTGGAAATCTCACGATAAGTATTTTGCGCAGGAACCCAAACTTCCAAGTCATAGGTTTTGGTTGCACCGAAACCCATGTCGCCGGTACACAAAGTAATCACGCGGTAGGGCAGTTCCAACGCTTTCAAAATATTTTCAGCATGGCCGACCATTTCTTCCAGCGCTTCGTATGATTTTTCTGGATGAACGATTTGCACCATTTCCACTTTGTCGAATTGGTGTTGGCGAATCAAACCGCGCACGTCTTTGCCGTATGCGCCCGCTTCGGAACGGAAACATGGAGAATGCGCAGTCAATTTCAACGGCAAATCGCTGCCTGCCACGATGCTGTCGGCAACAGTATTGGTCAGCGTCACTTCGGCGGTCGGAATCAGATATTGCGTTTTTTTGCTCTCATCGCCGCCGCGAGTAACGTGGAACAAATCTTCTGCAAATTTAGGCAGTTGACCCGTACCTTGCAGGGTCAGATCGTCCACGATGTAAGGCGTGTAATGTTCGGTATAGCCGTGTTTCAGCGTGTGCGTGTCCAGCATGAACTGAGCCAAAGCGCGATGCAGACGGGCGATTTGGCCTTTCATCACGGTAAAGCGCGCCCCGGACAGTTTTGCACCACCTTCAAAATCCAAACCCAAAGGCTCGCCCAAATCAACATGATCTTTGATTTCAAAGTCAAATTTGCGCGGCGTGCCCACTTTGCGGACTTCAACGTTTTCAGTTTCATCTTTACCGGCAGGTACGCTTTCGTGCGGCAGGTTCGGAATGGTCAACAACCACGCGTCCAATTCTTTCTGAACGGCATCCAAATCAGCGACAGCCTGCTCCAAATCCACTTTGATTTGGGCAACCTGATCCATTGCAGCTTGAGCCTCTTCATGTTTACCTTGGCCTTTCAACGCGCCGATCTGTTTGGAAATACTGTTGCGCGAAGCCTGCAACTCTTCTGTTTTCACTTGAACGGCTTTACGTTGTTCTTCCAAAGCGTTGAAACGCGCGGTATCAAACTCGTAACCGCGGGCGGCCAAACGTTCGGCGACTGCGGCGGTATTGCTGCGGAGCAATTGGATGTCTAACATTGTTTTCTCTCGTTAAGATTCAGAATGGCATTATTGTAAACCAATTTAAAGATATTTTCACAGCGACAGGCCGTCTGAAAACAAAAAACGCCCCTGCAAAAAGCAGGAGCGTTTTTTAAGAATTCTGGCACGCCCACGGGGATTCTTGATTTATATTAAAAACAAAATATTATCATGACTACATTGCAATAATAAACAGAGCAACCCCAAAACCGCGCCAACAATCAGAAAAAACCAAACTAAAAATTTAGAACTTGTTGCACTGTTGCCCATCCGCAAAAACACAACAAAAATGTTTCGTTTTCGCTTGCAAATACAACATTTCTGTTGTATTATATCCTTACTGTATAAGAAAGGAGGTAGAGATGAAATACAGTGAATTTAAGAAATGGTTAAAGGATCAAGGCGTTGAGTTCACAACACAAAAACGCGGAAGCCACCAAAACATCAGATTAGGAAATAAAACTTCGGTTTTCCCAGACCACGGCAGCAAAGAAATCGGTTCGGGTTTAGTTAGAAAAATCAAGAAAGACTTAGGTCTTAAATAATAGGAGGTAGCCCGAAAGGGCTGCCTTGCAGACAGAAAAGTAAGAAAAACAAAACGGAGGTAAATACTATGTTAGCTTATCCCTATATTTTAACCCCGGACGACAACGGCACATTTTTAGTAACCTTTCCGGATATTCCGGAGGCGGCGGCGGTAAGCGAAGATGAAGAGAGCGCGGCGATTGAGGCGCTGGACGGGCTGCTTTGCGCACTGGACGGATACTTTGAAGACCGTCGGGCTGTGCCCCTGCCTTCAGAGCCTACCGAAGGGCAGCCTGTTGTAGCACTGCCGGCGCTGGAAACAGCCAAAGTACTGCTGCTCAACGAGATGGTCAGCCAAGGCGTGCGCAAGGCGGAAATGGCACGGCGGCTAGATGTGCACATGCCGCAAATTGACCGCTTATTCGACCTGCGGCATAATACTAAAATAGACTTTTTGGAAAAAGCCGCCTCGAAGCTCGGTAAAAGTCTAAATATTAGCTTCTCGTAAATCCTAATTTCTTATACAGTGAAAATTAAAGGCTACCTGAAAATTCAGGTAGCCTTTTTTTTCAGGTAGCTTGAAATCAGAACAACTGCCCTTGCGCCAGTGCGTGCTCGATGCGCTGGCAGGCAATATCAAAGTATTTCGGCTCGCGCTCGATGCCGATAAAGCGCCGGCCGCGCTGTAAAGCCGCTACGCCCGTGCTGCCTGTGCCCATAAACGGGTCAAGCACCAAATCGCCCGGCGCGGATGCGCTGGCAATAGCCTTGTACATCACATACAGCGGCTTTACCGTGGGATGGTCAAAGGGATTTTTTTCGACGTTACCCACCACAAAGCGGGTTTTGCTCTCCCAAATGTGGCGGCGGTAGGCGTGCACCATGTATTCCGTGTCCGGCAGATAGGTGCCGCAGGTGAGCGGTGTGGGATTTTTCTTGTTCCAGGTAAGCAGCATCCAATTCAGGTTTTGGTTTTTCGCTTGGTTGATAATATCCACAATTTGGCTTTTTGCACAAAACACAAACCAATTCTCAAACCGGTCAAGCAAGCCAATATCAAAACCACCATCCAAATGCTTGTTGATGTCGGCCATATATTTACGCTGCCCACCCAAATTCCCGCCACTTGCCTGCATTAAATACGGCGGATCGGAAATCAGCGCATCCACCTTGTTTTCAGCCAGTACCGCCGGCAAAAGGCCGGAGCAATCGCCCAGGTAGAGCGTTGCGCCGGCAAAATCTCGTTTTATAATTTTATCCATAACCATATCCGCCCTCCGTGCAATAGGCTATTTGTCCGTCATCTTGGACACCACGCGCCCATACACCTGCCATTCGGCCAGGTCGTTGCGCTGGGTGTCGGCTATTTCTGCCAATCCTGCATATTCTTTTGCGCAGTGTCCGAATAGCTGCCAGCCTCGGGCAGCGGCTTCATCAACCGCGCCGGCGGTGCCGGCGGCTTGGGGCAGGGAGCGACTACGGGCAGCGGCGTAGGCGCGCACGCGCTCAAGCTCGCCGCGCAGATTATCCACAGCAATTTTTGCATTTTCTCTTTCCTTTTCCACTTCGGCCTGCGCGGCAGTCAATGCCGCCTGCGCCTGCCTTTCTTTTTCCAATACTGCACCGGTTTGCTTCGCCAGTGCTTCGGTTTGCTGTTGCTTCAGCTTGGTCTCGGCAGCACGGTGGCCCGCGCTGTAGCGCTGCTCACCGTACCAATATTCACCGCCCACCACCGCCGCCAGCAGGGCGGCAATGGCAAGCGGTTTCCAATATTTCACAATCCACATTTTTTTACTCTTTCTGCGGCTCGAGCCGCCCCAAAAACTGCCGATAGTTGCGCAATTCGTGCTCCGCATGGCGGGCGGCATAGGCATCACCGATGGCCTCGGCATCGGCCAGCGCCGCCTCCTGCTCAGCAATCATGCGGCGCACCTAATCGGCTGTATACTATGCCTCGCTCTCGCCCTGTTTGCCGGTGGCATCCACCAGCGGCAGCTCGTAGCGGACGGCGGTAGGCTCGGATTTAACGCACTGCTTATCGCGCCAGTAGCTCGGCCACCAAAAGCTCAATTCCGCCGCGTTAAACGGGATGATGCTCACGCGGTTGCCTTGGTTGCCAGCAAGCCCCATCAGGCGGCCTTGTCTGTCTTTGCCAACGATAAACATCACATGATTGCCGCCGGTGCGTTTTTTGACTGCCAGGCAGCCATAGGCCGGCTTGCTCAAGCGGGTAAGGTAGCGCTCATCCGCCCACGCGCCCGCGCGATACCATTGCGGCACGACAAAGCGATCAGCTTCGCCCAAGCACATACCGGCAAACAAGCCGCACCACGCCACCTCATCGTTTGCCCACCAGGCTTTCTCTTCGCCGTTGTAGCCGCCGAACTTTTTCAGCCAGCTTAGGATTTCCGGGTTGTGTTGCTGGCCCGGTATCTCACGCAAGCCCAAGTGGCTTTTCGCCTTGGCAATCCACGGCAATTCGGTTTGTTTCGTCATTTTTAACCTCCAAACAAAAAGCCCGCGTAATAGCGGGCAGAAACGTAAGTCATTGATTTTTCCAGCTAGACTTATTTCAGTTATTAAGGATTACTTAATAACTGGTTTTCAGGTAGCCTGAAGATGGCTATAATGCACCCCAATAACTCCCCTAACCATGCCAGCCTGCGGGCTGGAGCAACACGGTTAGGGGCTATCTTTTTTCAGGTAGCCTGAAGTAATAACCGCCGCGTACCCGGATACAGCGGGCAGAGGCGGCGGTCGTCAAACTATTCCGGCGGCGGGGGCGGCTCGTCATCGTCCGCCGCCACCGGCGGCTTCTCGGCGGCGGGCTGGCGGTGGTAGCCCAGCTTGCCCAGCACAAAATCCAAGATGCCGCCCGCCGTATCGGGCGAGAGCGCACGCGCCGAATCCAGCAGCACATCGCACATCGTCCCGGCCAGTATCCCCACCATCAATGCCAGGCGCGGCATATCCTTGGGCGTGAGGTCGTCCACCACCGCCAGCGACAAAAACAGCGCCGCAATCAGGTCGCCGCACTTGGCCGAGGTGCTTTTATCTTTCGCGCGCATCGACACCCGCAGCGAGCCGACAAACGCGCCCACCACCGCCAGCAGTGTTTTGCTGGCAAAAAATCCCGCAAGCAACTCATTCACGATGCCTTCTTTCCGGCCGTCTGCGCGGCCTGTCTCTCATCACGCAACATATCCTGCAAATGCTCGCCCACCAGCCAAACCGCCAGGCTCCAAATGCCGAATACATAGCCCACCACCTGCGCCGCCAGCGTATGCCACACCCAAAAACTGGTTGCCAGCAGCAGCCAAATCAGCGGCGTAATCCGCAGCGCACCCACCCCTACCGCATGGCTGCGCGGGCTGCTGCTCCACATCGACCACGCCGATAGCAGCGCCAACAGCAACAACAGGAGCACCACAAACCAGCGCGGCAATTTGGTGAGCCCCGTCCACAGCGGCAGCGAGCCAAAACCGTTTACGCCGAACACCCAAGCCCAAACCAGCAAAAAGCCGATATTGACGATTTGCAGCGCCCGCGTGCCCGTGCCGAATACCCAGCGCCGCGCTGAATCCGGCAAAAAGCGCAGATTCCACAACCAAGACAAAGCCGCTTTCGCGTATCTGCAAAAGCGGCAGGAAGTCAAACGGTTATACCAAGCTTTTGCTCGCTCAAACATGACAGTCTCCTTTAAAAATAGCGGCTAAATCATTGGGACTAAAACGCCAGCTTTCGGGTAGCCCCAAAGCCGCGCCCACCCACTCGCTGCAAAACCAACGGCGGCGGTTTTCAGGTAGCCCGAATATCACACCGAACGCGCCGAGCAGGTCGTAACCTTGGCCTTGGGTTCGTGACCACAGGGTTTTCAGCCGCCCGTCCACGCTATCCGGCAGCGGGATTAAATCCCAGTTGGCAGACGGCAGCGGCATCACTTTACAGCGTACGCCGCCGTCCCGGATGGAGGCGGAGTAGCAGGTATAAACCGATGCCTGAGTATGTTCGCGCACCGCAATCTCGCAGTGGCTGTACCGCCCGCGTGTCAAAACACGGGTCAGCCCATCGGTAAACCGTGCCGCCCACACGCGCCAGCCTGTACCGTCGCGGCGGCCTTTGTACAAGGCCAGATAGATTTGATGATTATTCATTTGCCCACCACCTGTAATTTGTCGGCAATCGGTTGGATTTCAGCCAAAATCTCTGCCGTCCTTTTATCCACCTCAGCAGCGGTTTTTAGGTCTTTCAGCTCAAGCTTCCGCATCCGCAGTACCCCAAGTTTGCCCAGCACCATGCGCAAGTTGTCGGCTTGGGCGATGATGATGTCGGTCGCTTCACACGCCGTCTTGCCTGCCGGCTTGGCAAAGGCGGCCACCTGTTCCGGGGCTTCGCCTTTGCAGCCGCCCGCCTTGTAGTCGCGCGCTTGCTGTTCGCGCAATTTATATTCAGCTTCGAAGCGGGTAACGTGGTGGTATGCCTGCTCTACAACGTCATTGATGGCAGCCGTGCCTTTGTCGATGGCTTCAGCCAGCAGTTGCGATGCAGCGGCCTTGTCTAACACCCACTCCTTTCCGTTCCATTGGTGCAGATGGCTGGGCGCTGGGAGTGTTAAAACCGGCATGCCGTCTTTGCCAGGCATAATCACTTGCCCTTGCGATTGCCCGGCCAACAGCGCGGCGTGCTGCTCGGGGCTAATCTCTACCGCATCTTCAGGTAGCCTGCTGTGGATTTGGTCGTCGAAAAACGCCTGATTGGATTTTGAGTAGTAAATAGTCATGATTTAACTCCCTTTTTAATGACCAATTGCCAGCCAATTCACGATTCGCCGCCCGAATATGCCGTTTTCAGACACAGTTACCGAGCAACCAGTCTGACTGATTTTGCCGATATGGGCGGACAGCACGTTTGCTCCACCGGCCACGTTGCCCCAAACCGCGCTTACCTGCACATTTAAACAGGCTGTCGGAAAACTTATCGGAAATAAAACGGTGGCAAACACGTCGTTCTCTACTTCCACGTTTCCCCACTGGATAATCAGCCCACCGGGAATTTTCAGGTAGCCTGAAGCAGATTTTTTGGAGGCAAACAGTCTGCCCACTACCGCTTCGATGGTGTCACTTAAATCGGTAATCTCGGCGGCACGGTGGGTGTGTCCCTTGTCGGACTTGTTTTGCAGCCCGGCGGCCAATGTAGACGCATCCAGCACTCCGGCATTGGTAACCTTGCCGTAGGCCTTAATCCACATCACCACGTCGTCCAGGCTATTTTGAGCCTTTATACACAATACCATCGCAATGGCTTTGGGGCGCACTTCGTCAGCCACCGGCACGCTGCGTGAGGCATCAAACGTCAGATAGTTATAACCTTGCCGGTAGCCGTCAGTATCGGTGGTGTAGGCGTTCGGTGATCCTTCACCGCCGAACACGCCTTCCGGGTCTTTCGGGCCGATACCTAGCGTGCCATTGTTGTCGCCGCAGATCGATGTTTTGCCTTTGATATTTCGGATGGCGTCGCCCTGCTGTGTGCCAACTGTGAGGCCGCCCGCAGCGTTACGGATAAAGCGGTCTTCGGCTTTCGGCACCGCGGCAATGCTGCCGTACTGCGCCACCAGCTTGCGGTACAGCTCGGGATAGGCGGCCTGCGTGACCTTGGCAGCAATCTCGTCGTACTTAATCCAGCCGTCCGGGATGTCCGCAACCGGGAAATAGGCAGTCATGCCTACGTTGGAGCGCGTGAGGTTGGGCAGCTTGTTGCCACCCAATACGCGGTATAGGTCGGGATAGGTAGATTGATTAAAGGTGCTGCCGTCGGCTTTCAGGTAGCCTTCGGGGTTGGTGACGGCGCGCGGAAAGCCGATTACTGCGCCTACGGGCAGGCCTTTGCCGCCGGCCTGCTCGTCGATTAGTTTTTTCAGGGCGGCAAGCAGCTGGTCGCGCTTATCGGGATTAAGCGCCACACCCGCGCCCTCAATCACATTACAAATCTCCTCCTGCACATGGTTGCACCATTCGGCGTTAAACGCCGTAGGCAGCACGCCACGCGGCAAATCGCCGTTTCTAAAACCTGCTTTGCCGTTGCCGAACAGGTCGGCAACGGCGGAAGAAGTGGAAATCCGCTGCATAATCAATCGCTCCTAAACATATTTAAAAATCAGATAAGTGTGCGCCGGTTTAAGCCTGTTGAGCACGCACTCAATAGCGCTGCTTTGATACAGCTGCAGCGGGCTGTTGCAATCATCGTTGCAGTTGGCCGGTCGGTGGTCTCCGCTGCCGCGCAACGATACCGCCCAACAATAGCTGTCATTGTCGGAGTACAGCGCGGCATTGCAGTCATCATTGCAGGTGGCCGGGTAAAACTCGGTGATTTCCGCCTGTGGTTGCCCGGATACGCGCAACAGGTGCAGATAAAACGCCTTGCTTTGCGCCCCGCCGCCTGCCAGCCGCGCTACCAGCGCCATGCGCCGCGCCTGAATATCGCCGGCTGCCGCTGCGCTGCATTCATCCGGCAGCCCGGCAGTAGCCTCCCACTCCGGCAATGTTTCGTATGCGCCGTATGGCGTGGCTTCCGCCAGCAGTTCGGTGGCGCGTTGCTCAATACGGGCTAGCTCTAATGCCAGCGCCGCAATAAAATCGGCCAGCGCCGGGTCGGATTCGGTTGCCCAGGCGCGGCCGGTGGGCAGCAGCGCGGTAAGTTGGCTGCGGTAGGCAGCCTGCCTGATGCTTAAGTCCACGAGATACCTCCCAGCACCGCGATTTCGTCTTGCTCACACACCACATCCGCTGTGGGCGCAAGCAACATATGGTGTGTTTCGCCCGCCGCCAAACTAACCGCCTCGCTGATGCGCGAGATACGGATAACCGAGCCCAGCGAAGCTTCGCGCCGGTAAAACAGACGCAGTGAGTTTTCCACCGCCTGCCGCACAGCGGCGGTATCGGGATACACTTTGATGCGGTGCGCCACGGTTTTTAGGCGCGGCGCGACGACCGACACCCGCGCCGTTACCGGGCGCAGTAGCTCTAAATGCTGCCGTACCGCATCCAACAGCGTACTGTTGGGCACAATGTTGTCGCCGCCTGCCACATACACCACCACGTGGTTAATCTCGCCGCTGTTTGGCTTAACCCAAGCGCGGGCAATACCCGGCACCTCGAGCGCCCAGCGGATATAGTCCGCTACACTGCCGCCCATCGGCGGGTTGCGGATGCGCTGCAGTAAGCGTTCGCGCAGCTCTTCGTCGCTTTCTGCCGCTGCGCCGCCGGAGAGACCGCCACTATCCACCGTGGCCATGCCGCCGCTGTGGCGCAACACTGCCCCGGCGCTGGCGTTGCCTGCCGGGCCCGGCTCCAACGCATCCAGCAGCACTGTATTGCCGGACACCGCGCGCACAGAATAGCGCACACCGTCTTCACGCCGCAGCTCATCACCCACCAAAGGCAGGCCGACGGACACAGTAGCCTGACCGCTGGCAAACGCGGCGGGCTTGCGCGGCACGGTAAGCCAGGTGCGGGCGTGGCGGTCGAGGTCATCGCCTGCGGCCGTGATTGGCAGCATTTGTTGAGCAATCCAATCCAAATGCCCGTGCAAGAGGTGCGATGCCGCGCCCAAAGCTGCGCCGAATACCGATGCCACATCACCTTCCTGCGGGTGCGGGTAGGGCGAAAGGCGGCTGCTGATGTCCAATTCCACCCGCCGGCACAATTCCGGTAGGCTTGGTCGTTCAAACGCCATGATTTACGCTCCACAAATAATCAAAACGGCGGATTTCTCCGCCGTCTTTTTCGATTTCGATATACAACATCGCGCAAGTGAGCGTGTGCCGCTCCGCCCGCACCCGCACTGCCGCTGCGATTTTCTTTTCTGTGAGCCAGGCGAGCGCCTCGGCGGCATATTCCTCCGCCCGCAGCAAGGTGTCGGCAGTAATTTTCTGCCGTTCCAGCAGCCACAGCCGCGAGCCGATACGGCGCGGGCGGAAGCTATCGCCCCACCAGCCGCGCTTGTCGCCGTCTCCGCCGGGCAGTACATCGTCGTTTTCGGCGCGCCGGTCGGTGCCCAGGCTCATCCATACTGCCGATTTAAGCCAATCCACCCCGGCAAACAACAGGCGGCAGCCGCCGTCTGCTTGAGGCATCAGTCCCAGCATAGTGCTTACTCCATTTGTTCGTTCGGCTGGTCGGTATTGCCGCCGCCGTTTTCGTGGTGGGTGTGGCGGTTAAACAGCGCACGCATCCAGCCCATGCTAAATTTGCCGCCTTGGTCTTTCACGTCTTTGGCAAACACCGCCGATTTGGTGCCGTTTACTTCGCCGTCCAGCGTAATTTTCGGCGCTTTGATGGTGGCTGATGTTTTGGCATTAACCTCAAACACAGGGGTCTCTATCACGCATTTGTCTTTGTACAGCGTGATGTGATGCCCCCATAGGTTGTAAACCGCCGCCTCACCCTCGGCCAGATTGTTGCGGCGCGTGCCCTTGTGCTCGGCGCACAAGGCAATCGGGTGGTCGTGGTTTCCCGCCACAAATACCACCACCGCCTCGCTGCCCACCGGCGGATGTGCCGAAAAACCGAATGGCTGGAACAGCTCCACCTCGTCATGCACATCGCCCGCCTGCGCCTCCAGGGTAACGGTTTGCGTGGCGGCGGCATCGTTAATTAAATTTAATATCGCGCGGCCGATCATGTTTTTCAGCGCCTGCATTATGATTTTCCTCTTTCAAAGTTTCCGGGTTTGTAATTGCCTTGCGCATCGGGTTTGATCACCAGCACATCGCCGGATACCGCGTTTTGCCCCTTACCCTGCCGCCCGCGTTTGCCGCCACTGCGGCCTTTACCGCCACTGTGGCCTTTACCGCGTGCGGGTTTGGCGGCGGTGTTGCGGTTGGCTTTTTCCGCTGCTTCGGGCGATGGCAGCAGCGCTTCCGGGCGGATTAGCTCGATTTTGGTTATCTCGCCCGAATCATCGTAGCCGTACTCGACCGCCGAAATCAGCAATTCGCCCTGTACTGCCAGCGTAGCCGCTTCCACTTGTGCCTGCTGGTTGATGTCCCACAGCTGGCCATTGTGCTGCGTCCAGCCCGCCACCGTGCAAGATAGCTGGGTGCTTTTCGCTTCGCGCACCTGCTTTTCCCATTCCGCCTGCCGCCGTGCCATCTCGGGCGTAGCCTGCCCGTCGGCGGATTTGGCAAACGGCCGGTGGCGCTTGATGGCCTCATCCTTAACTGCCGAGCGCACATGAGCCGCCGCCTTGCCGTGGTCGTTGTCTTTGCCCGCCCGCTGGCCGGTGATGGTGTATTCTGAAAACCGCTCCGAATAATCGTAATCGGCCGTGCCGGATTTGATGTTGCCGCCTAAAACCAGCGGCGTAGCCGCCTGTTGTGCCCCGGCATGGGTCAAAACCAATGCGCCCCGTGCCTGTACCAGCAAAATACCGGCGATTTTCGCCGCCCGTTCCAAGGCTTTAAATACCGTTTCGCCCGGCTCGGTTTTAAACACCGCCAGCGGCTTGCCCGGCTCGGTCTCCAACACCACCTCGATACCAAACGGTGCACACAGCTCTTTAGCCAAGTCCAAAATCGACACATTACGCCATTGCTTCACGGCGGCGGCGCAATCCACCAAATCGCCGGTTTTATCCCGTCCGGCCACGGCAATGCTGTGGCTGCTGTCCGATACATCGAGCGTGGTTTTGTCGATATAGCCCTTAATCACCACCTGCCCGGCCACCCGCACTTCGCATTCGTCGTTCGGGCGGATCGGCCAATGTATTGACTCGCCGCCCACGTTTTCGGTGCACTCGATGTTAAATGCACCAGCGGCAGTGCCGATGCTACGGCTGATGGATACGCTCGTCCAACCGCCGTACAAAACGCCGTTTACCAATAGCTCGATAGCCATTTACTGCTCCTTAATCCGACAACACCCGCAGCGGGCGCACCGGCATAAAGCCCGGATGCGCGACCGGGTTATGCCGCAAAATCTCGCTGCTGCGCCGCGCATCGCCGTGCAAGCGATAAGCCAATACCACCACCGGCAGCGGGCGCTGCGGGGTGTAATCCACTAGGCGCGGCAGTTCGTTTTCCGTATTCGGCAAAGCCTGCACGATAGCGGCGCGCAAATCCTGCGCCGCCGAAAATGCCGAATCCGGCAGCTGCGGCGCGAGCTCGTCTAACCACGCCAATAGCAGGCGGCGCAGCGCCACCGCCTCATCCAGCGATTCAAACAGCGGGGCGGCGGCCGCCTTCGGCGCAATGCGGCTGGATGGTTGGTTGCTGCCGCCACCGAAATTGCCACCCGGCTGCGGCAGCTCGATATGCACATCATCCGGCCGCACAACCGCCGTGGCCGCAGCCGCATTTAAAGCCGCAGCCTCAAACAACAACTGCACCGCCTGCCGGTTGGATTCGGCACGCTGATACGGCGTAGGGTTGGCTGGCAGCCCGCGCGATACTTCGCGCTTCCCTGTGCGAAACGCCTTGGCCAGCCCCATAATGCCGCCCAAAGGCTGGCCGAAGCTGCCGGTTAAATCGGTAAACAGTCCGATGATGCGGCTACCCAACACCGCCGGTGTTGCCGATAGCTCGCCCACCGCATCCAACAACTGCCGCAAAAACGGCGATTGTTTGGACAAATCCAGCAGGCCGCCCACCGTGGACAGCCGCTGAATGCGCTCAGTGAGCGCCTGCAGATTGTCGCGGCTTAAAAAATCCGGCAGGCCGTCCAAATCAAACCACTTGCCGAAGGCTTCGGCCAGCTGCCCGTCCAGCGTATCCGCCGCGTCCAACAGGCTGCCTGCCGGGTCGGTATCCGCCGCCGGATAGCGGCTCTCGCCCGCCTCCACGAAGGTTAAATCAAACACCGCCATGCCGCCGGCTTCGCCGCTCTCGCTCACGCTTACCGCCGTGCATACCACGCGCAGCGCGCCGAAATACGGGTGCACCAACTGGCCGGGCCCGGGGGCGTTGGCCGCATCCAGCAGCGCATCACGCGCCTGCTGGTAGTCCTTGCCCACCACAAAGCCGCGCAGCGTAAAGCCCCGCGCCTTCGCGCCGAGGTCTTCCACGTAGGGTTTGTCGCGGCCGGGGTATTCGTGCACCACCACCCGCCGCCCCTGCTCGCTGCTGTGCGCCTCCACGCCGAATGCCGCCTGCCGAAACGAGGCTGGCCGCAGCCTGTCTTTCCACGCCATTTTTTGCTCCTAAGTTGCCAGGCTGTAGCCTTGCTTGGTGCTCAACTGCACGCCGTTACTGGCTCGAGCCTGCATCCGCGTACCGCGCGGCACATTGCTGTGGTCGATGTGTACCGCCACCTTACCCAAGCCGCCGCCGCGCCCGGGCAGCGCCGCCGCCGGTTTGCCGGAGAAGGCCGCCGGCGCTGCCGCGCCATCGCCGCCGCCGAACACCGAACGCGCCGTGTTGCCCAGCGATTCCAACTTGTCCAATGCCCACTGCAGCTTTTCGCGTATCCAGTCCCACACCCCGGCAATATAGCCTTTCAGCGCTTCAAAGCCGCCGCGCATCAGTTTGAGCGGTGAGAAGCCGGACAACACCCCGCCGATGGCGGAAAGTGCGGCAACAAAGGTTTGCCGGATTTGCGGCCACACCCCTTTCAGGTAGCCCCACACCGCCGTCATCGACTGGATCATCCAACCTACAGGCGTAAAATTGAGAAATAAGTAGCCAAGCGCCTCAAACGCCGAAGCGCACAGCTCCTTAATCAGTTCCCACGCCTCGGCAAACGCGCCCGACACCTCATCCCACAATCGGCTGAAATAGGCGCCGATGCCGTCCCAGTTGCGCCATATCACATACACCAAACCGGCAAACGCCGCCACCAGCCCGATAATCCACGTGATCGGATTGGCCAGCAGCGCGGCGGTAAAGCCCCAAATCGCCGGCAGCGCGCCGATTAAAGCCACCGCCAGCGAGCCTACCGCCCACGCCACATTCACAAACGCCGCTACCAGCGGCAGGGATAGAATCGCCGCCACCACCAGCATTGTGTTACCAAAGCCGCCGAGATAATTGTTGATTTCGTTGAATTTCTCGTATAACTTGGTGCCGAACTCCCAGGCTTTTTCAAAGGCGGTTACCAGATTCTTGCTGATCGTTTCCGCTAGCTTTTGCAAGCTGCCGTTGTTTTTCATGGCATCGATTTTATCCAGCAAGCTGCCCAGCTTTTCCTTCAGGTAGTTGAACACCCCCGCATCGGCAATCATGCGCTTAAACGCGCCCCAGGCATCTGAAATATTGGAAATTTTGCCTGCCCAAGTCTGCGAGAGCTTATCCATCGCCCCGCCGTATTTTTCGTTCCAGATGGTCTGCAGGGTGGCGCGGATTTGTTCACGGTTGTTCTTGTCCGCCATCGCACGCCGCTGTTTGCCCGTGCTGTCAGTATAGTTGTAAATGACTTTATCCCCGGAAATCTTCGCGTCGATACTGGCAAATTCTTTCAGCCTAGTATTTTGCCCCACTACGGCATCGGCAAGCGCCTCGACACCTTGGATTAAATCCTTATTCGCACCGGCTGCCGCATTGCCCATGGTGAGCAGCAAATTATCCTTCATCGGGTCGAGCCCGTAGGATTTCAGCTTCACAAAGGCTTCGGTTACCTCATCCAATTCATACGGGGTTTTCACTGCAAAATCGCTGATCCAATCCATCGAGGCGCGGGCTTTTTCGCTGCTGCCCTCCAGAGTGGTCAACTGGGCGCGAAAAGTTTCAAATTGGCTGGCGGTGTCGATGATGCCTTTAATCATAAAACCCGCCCCGGCAGTGATTACCGCCCCTGCTGCCGCATAATGTTTCAGGGCGGCAGTGGCCTGGTCGGTAGCCCGCGCCACCTGCGCCATCGCCGCACCAACTTTGCCGTTGTTCAACATGGCGAAGCGTTCGCGGATGGTGCGCAGCGTGCGCGTGGCACGGTCTTGCACGGTTACTTCGATTTCGGTTTTCGGTTTGGACATTTTTTCACTCCGTAAAAAAACCGCCCAAATATCAGGCGGCCTGTAGCTACTCTTTTATCGTTTGTATATATAAATCAAATAAATAATAAGGAATATCGCGCGGTTCGATTACTTCCCCTGTGGCGAGGTTGATAAAATCCTTTATCCATAGATAGGCAAATCCGCGCCGCATAGGCGGCGTGCCACACCATGCCTCCACCCCACCGACACGGCGGTCTTGTGTGAAACGGCGTATTGCAACATCATGGTAATTCCAGCTGAATCTCGTATCTTTATATAAAATCCTAGCCTTCAATTCAAGGGGTAGGATTTGCGGCAGTTCCCGATCATAAAACCGGGTCAAAACCACCTCATCCATCTTAAATTCCGCAGTTGCCTCATCTTTTGCCATAACCATTCCCCTAAAAAGGGAAACATTTTACTGCCTGCCGCTTGACTTTGCACCGCCAGCGGCGCTATATTCCCGTCCACGAGGCGTCGAAAACCTCCTAGTACACGGTATCGCAACCGTTAATGCGATATTTTTACGTCCATAAGATTCACGGCTCCCGTGTTGTTGATTTGTTACAGCCAATGTTTCCTATGGCCGCGAGGGCGCGGAATACAATACCCGAAAGGGGAATAACGCCGGCCTTTGTACTAGGTTTTCGAACCTCGCGGCCGCCCGTTTCGGGCAACTTCGAAAATACAGTATAGGAAATAATCATGGCTTACCCCCAATCAATCCCGTTCCACGGTCAAACCATCCCCGTCTTCACCCAAAACCACCGGCACTACGTTGCCATGAAGCCGATTTGTGAAAATATCGGCTTGCAGTGGGAAGCGCAATTCAAACGCATCAAACGTAACGACATCTTAAATTCAGCCATTTCCATGATGGAAATGGTTGCCCAAGACGGCAAAAAACGCCAAACCCTCTGCCTGCCGCTGGAATACCTCAACGGCTGGCTGTTCGGCGTCGATGCCTGCCGCGTGAAACCGCAAATCCGCGAACGCCTGCTGCAATACCAGCGCGAATGTTTCCAAGTGCTCGCCGCGCATTTTATGCAGCCCAAGCAGCCGCCCGCCGTGGCGCAGCCCGCCGTGGTCACCGAACTGCCCACCCGCGAAGAACTGCAACAGGTGCTGTTCATGCTGTGCGACCGCTTGAAGGAAATCCATAACTGGTGCGACGGCAACGTGGAGCGCTTCTTTATCGACACCTTCGGCAAGCTGCCGCATGAAGCCACCTATCACGAACTGGTGGGCATGATCCGGCGGCTGCACCGCAAAACGCAAACCGCCGCCGGGCTGCCGATGGTGGCAGGGCAGGCCGAAAGCTGCAGCGGCGACGACGAACTGCAGCATCATTTCCGCTGGCTCTCGGCGGGCAACGGCGGCGATATGCTCGATGCCATCCTGGCCGATTTCGAATATGCCAAAATGGATCGCGGCGAATACGAGCGCCGCACCAAGGGCGGGCTGTTTATGGTTTCCCTGCTGCACGAGGTGCTGATCGAAGCCTACGAGCGCAAGCGCGATTACAACGAGCTGCCCGGCACCTCCGAAAATACCTTGAATTGGGTGTTGAACGAAGTGGGCAAGCTGCATAACCTCATCAGCCGCGTCATCACCGGCTAAACCGAAAGGCTACCTGAAAATGTTTTCAGGTAGCCTCACTCTTCCAGCTGTTCCCTAATCCAGCCCGCCCGCTCATACCACCATTGCAGCTCCTCGATGTCCAAATCCAGTACATCACCGGCGCTGCCCTTGAAGGTATAGGCCACTACTGCGGCGTAGTCTGCCCAATCTGCAGGCCATCCAGCAAAAAACCTTGCATCTCCATACTCAATACAAACGTATCCGAGGTGTCCATTTGTGCCAGCACGTTTGGCGGGATGGCAGTAAGCTTGCCCACCAGCTGAAACAGCGTTTTGGCGTCCAAAATTAGGCTGTCCGGGCTGAATTTGATTTCCAGCCCCATCAAATCGCGGCCTATCGGGCGGCGGATGTTGAGCTCGCTGATTTCTTCGCGCCCGAATTGGATCGGGGTTTTGAGTTTGATTGTAATTTTATCCATTTGCTTGTTTTCCTTTAGATTTCCTGCGCTTCGTATTTGCTCTCGAAGCGCACGCCGATATTGGCCTCTTCGGTGTTGCCCGTGCCCTCGCCGGCATACCAGGCATCGGAAAGCACCACGGTTTTGCCGCTGGCTAACTGCAGGGTAACGGTGGCATTGTCGATGCTGGTTAAATCGGCCAGTTTCAAATCGGGTCGGTCGGTGATTTCGCCCTCGATAAACGGCGTTTGCGGGGTCTCTTTGTAACCGTGCACGCCGTCCGCGCCGATAATCGCCTCACGCTTGCCTTTGCCCAAGTTGTAGGTAAAGTTGCCTTTGGCATCCAGCTGGTTGCCATTGACTTTGAAAAAAATCACGCCAGCACGGCGGTTTGATTTTGCCATGATATTTGCTCCAAACCCCGCAGGCTTTCAGGTAACCTGCGGGGCATTAGGGGTTAAACGATAAACGCAATCACGTTGCCGGTGATAATCCACGGATTAACCAAATCCGGCACCATGAATGTATCGAGGCGGGTTGGGTTGCCGATGTTGCGTTCGGCGTAGCTGTCGGCGGTGAACTGGTCGATGTTTTCCACCAAGCCCAATGCCTGCCAAATCTGCGCGCGCGCCACCATTTCGGCCTTCATCCCGGAAGGGGTCATAATCGGCTGGCCGGAGGGGAATTTGTTGCCGTCATCCGCCAGCTTGTGCCGTGGGTATTTTTGCTGAATGTAGGTGTCCCAGTCGTAGCGCAGATAGCTCAATGTCCACACCGTGTTAATCAGCAGATAGCTCTCATCGGCCTGCCCCAGTTTGCCCACTTTGTAGGTGCTGATCAGCATATCAATCATCACCGCGCCGCCCGCATTGGTGCGGTAGGTGGAGATGCCGTTATACAGCAGCAGGTTGCGCTCCTGCAGGGTAAGCTGGGCGCTGTCGGCGGGCGGCAGGATGCCTTTTAGCTCCAAAGTTTGGAACGGGCGTGCCGGGTCGTTTTGCGCGGCAAACGCGGCCTGTGCGGCAGTCGCTGCAGCCAGCTGCACCGGCAAATTCGGCACGCCGGGCAAACCGCCGATCACCGAAAACGGACTATTGCGGCCGTTGCCTAGCGTGGTGAGCCCGGCGTAGTTGTCGGCTTTGGCAACAAATACCAAACCGCCGATGGCGCGCATCGGCCCCCAACGGGAAGCCAATTCGTCCTCCACCGCCTTCAGGCTGGCGGCATCGGCAAACGGCATCACCATCACGTCGAACTGTTTATCACCCAGCCCGGCCAAGGCGGCGGCCAAATCCGGCGTGCCCGCGCCGCCGGCCATTGCGGTGATGGAAATAGTGAGGCCGGTTGGCGTTTGCTCGTCGCGCGGATAATAGTTGAGCCGCAGGTCAATTTCGTTGCCGGGCAAGCCCTTGTTTTTGGCCGTCAGCGTTACTGCACCGGCATCTGCCTGCGCACTCACCGGCAAATCGGCGGCGGCATTCACGGCGGCAGCCAGCGCGGTAGCCACGGCAGCCGCGCCATCGTTGGCTTTGACCGCCAGTTTGACTGCCTGGCCGCCGATGTAGAGATACACCACGCCGCCATCCTGCACCGTGCCGGCAATTTGGATTTTGCCGCTGGCCGCCGAGCCGGATGTGTTGGCTAAAGGCAGGGCGAAGGTTTCGATGTCGCCGCCTTTGTTGTCAAACCAGCCTTTAGCCGCCCAATACATCAGGCTGCCCGCGCCAAACATCCCGGCAGCCTGTTCCAGGCGGGTAATCGGCACGGCCTTGCCTGCTTCCGCGCTGCCGCCGGTGGCGGGCGCAATCAGCAAGGCACGATAAGGCTTGATATTTGCGCCTTTCTTAGCCAGCTCGTTGTTAAATTCTGTGCGGCTGCCCGGCGCGCGCAGGGTGCCGGGAATCTCATTAAATGCAATTGTCATTTGTTAGCCTCTTTGTCTTTGCCGGCCACTGCCTCTACTTCGCCCGCATTCAGGCGGCGCAGCCAGTAGTTGTTTTTCTCCACCTGCGCGCCGTCTTTCGGCAGCGGCTCGCCGGTGGCCGGGTCGGTGATTAAGTAATCGCCAACCGGTCGCACATAAAACGTAGTCATAAAAGCCCCTTTCAGCTTTTCGGGATATGGTCTTCGGCATCAATCTGTGGATTGCTGCCATACAGTTGCCAGTGCGTGGCCAGCTGCGCATCGGTGAGCAGCGGCGGGCCGATATGTGCCTGCGGGTGGTGGTTTTCATCGCCCACATAATCGCCGGCCTGTTCGTACCACACCGCCTGCCACAGCTGGGTGTAAAACACGCTCACGTATTCGCCTTGGTCTTCGGCTTCGATGGTGAGCGACAGCGGCAGCAAATCTTCGCCCAGCTCGCCGCCGAGCGTGGGGTTGGCATAAAACAGTTTTTCCGCCAGCGCGGTCATTTCCTCCGCCACGTCTTCGGTTTTGTCGTTGCCCTGCACAATACAGGTAACGGCCAGCTGCGCTTCGTGCCGCAGCTCCAGCGGCGCGGCGTTAAATACGCTGCTGCTGCGGGATGCCACCGATACCACCACGCACGGCAGTTTGTTTTGCGCTGGCGCCACCCAACGATAGGGATACACCCGTCTAAACTTGGTACGCAGCAGCGCCACGGCGGCGGCGCGGATGTCAGTAAGTTGGTGCCGGCTCATTTTTCGCCCTCAACTGTAAAACGGTGATGCCGGTGCCGTCGGCCTGCACTTCGGCTACCCGGTAGGCAACGCCCCGCACCTGTATTTCCGCTTCCGCCACCGTGTCCGGCAGCTCGGCGGAAAGGCAGATTAAATACGGATCGGCATTGCCAGCAGAGATGCCGTAGCCGTTATCTGTGGCGTATTCGCGGTCGAAAATGCAGCGCACCGGCTGCCCGTCAATCATCACGGTTTCACCGAAATCGGCAGGATTGGTAAACACGTTCAGCGGCTCATTAAACACTGCCGCCCTCGCCGCCCTCACCGGATGCGTTACCGCCCTCGCCGCCCTCACCGGATGCGTTACCGCCATCGGCACCAGAGGATTCAGCCTCTTTGGCAGGCGCTTCTGCCGCCCAACCTTCGCGGATATAGACAGCCGCCGCAGATTCGTCCACCGAATATTTTTTCCCTACGGCAAACATCTGTTCACCATCGAAAAAACTACGAGTCGGGATAATTTTGATTTTTGCCATTTTTAATACCTCAATCAATAAGGTCGTCTGAAATTCAGACGACCTTGGGTTTCACAATCAAGCAGCCACGATGTCTTTAATGGCGGCAAAGGATTCGACATGACGGACGGCAATATCCACATCTTGCAACGTGGTGATGCGTACCGCGCCCGCAGTAGACTTGGTGTACGGATCAACGATCACATCCAAAACGCCCCAGTGTGCAATCATCAGATCAGACCAGTTACCGAAAATCAGCGGACTGCAGTTGTTGGCCGCCGTGCCTTTGGTCAGGTTGGACGGAATTTGGTTTGATACCGCGCAACGGTAGCCGTTCAACGGCGTTGCGCCGTCCTGCCAGATGTAGCCGGACACGCCGTCGGCCTTCAGCTTGGTTTTCAGCAAACCGCGCACGCGGGCATTGGTGATGTAGGCCAAATCGCCGATGTCGGCATTGGCGGCGGCAATGGCACTTTCCAAAGCGACGATATGCTTCCATTCGGGCGCACCACCGTTCGCACCGATTTCCACCGCGCCGATGCCGGCAGTGTTCAGGATGCCGGTCGGTTCGTTGCCGGTACCTTTGCCGTTGATGGCCGCCAAATCGATACCCAGCATCATCGCTTTCAACAATTCGCTGCGGGCGAACTGTTCGGCAGACAGCGAAGACTGCAAAATGAATTTGCGGCTCAATTCGGTATTGGCGGTAATGGTTTTCGGTTTCAGGCTCATTTGTCCGAAAGTGGCGTTCGATTCGGACGCGCTGCCGTTTTCATACACCCATTGAACGGTGTTGCCGGTCAGGTGTTTCGGAATGGTGATGTCGCCGACCAAGCCGTCCAGTACGGTGGCGCCCAACTGGGCAACGGCAAGTCTGTTGCGCAACAGTTCGATGAACAAGTCTTCGCGGAAGTCGTTTTCGATGACGTTGCCGCCGTTTGCCGCATAGCCTTTGCTGTAAGCGCGGGCAATCAAATCAGTCGGCACAAAGAAGCCTGCCGCTGCGCGACCATGTCGTTTTTCCAATTCTTCCGACACTTCGCGTTCCAAGCCCGCTTTGTCCCATTTGCCGGTTGCGGCGGCAGACATGGCGCGGAGAAGGGAAAATTCACGCTGTTCTTTATCAGTCATGCCGATTTCACCGGCGGTAACGGTCGGCTTCGTCTGCATGTTTGCCATGATGGCGGCGCGTAATTGGGCTTCACTGCCGCCCTCTTTAATAACCTTTTCGGCTGCTTCGATACCGCCGTGGGCGGCGTAACTGCGACCAATGGCCAGCAGTTCGGAAACGCGGGCGCGTTCGTTCTGCATACCGCGTTCGGCGGTGTTGTTGGTATCGGTTGCTGCAACGGCAGGGATTGCGGCGGCGGGAGTTTCCACCGTAGTGGGCGTTTGATTTTTATCCATGTTTCGATTTCCTTTTTCAGGGGTTGGGTTTACAGGGTTTTCAATAAATGGTTCCACCGACCTGCCGACGCCTACTGTCGGGTCTGCCGGAACGGTTACAAAGCTGATTTCATACGGCATCCAGCGGGTAACGATGTAACGGTAGTCCTCATCGTCTGCATCGGGATTGTCCAATACCATGTCTTCCACGCGGTAGCCAACGCTGATATGGCGTAGGATGCCGTCTTGCACGTCTTGGAATTTTTCCGCCGCTTTCGCACCGTTGCCAAAACGTACCAAGGCACGGCCGCGCTTGTCGGTATCAATCCAAGCACGTTCGATGACGCCGATTTGGTCGTCCCAGTCATGATTGAACAGCACCGCGCCGCCGTCATTCAGGCGGCTCAAGTCAACGGCGCCCGCCGCATGACTTAATACTTCATCGCCGAACCAGCGGCGTACCGGTTCTTCGCTGGAAAACGCCACTTCAACCGTCCGTTTTTCAACATCAACACTTTCGCGCTGAAATACGGCAAAGCGGCTCATTTGCTGCATTTGCGCCTTATCAGGCTTCATTTTCTTCATTCGAGTTATCCTCTGATTCCGGTTCTGCCGCCGATGCGGCCGGTTTTACGTCGGCAATGATTCCTTTTCCTGCCAACATCTGGTTTTCCTGTTCGATTTGGGTAATAACATCTTCAAAATCCAAACCCATTTCCGCGCAAATATCGCGGCGGGATTTGACCGTCAGCGCCACCGCCTCTTTATGCGCATTAATATCTTTCAGCGGGTCAACCCACGACCAGCGGCGCCCCTGCCAGTTGCAGGCCTTGAACTTGTCCAGCTTGCCGGCAGGCAGCGATTTGCCGGACGGCATCTTGATTGCGCCCATTAGCAACGCCGCCTCAATCCAGCGGTCGAATACGTCATACAAGAACGCTTCGGCAAACCAGTTTTGCAACGTCATCCATGTATCGCGCTCCTCCAGCGTCCCACTGCGGATACTGGAAAAGTTCACACCCTCAAGGTCGTTCGCCAAACTGTGATAAGCCACGTTCAAACCGCTGGCGATACCGCGCAGGCTGGCTTTGACGAATGCGTCGTAATTGGCGTGCGGGTAATCCGGGTCGAACGGCGTAAAGTCGTAACCCTGCGGCAGTTCGTGGAACGTACCCGGCTCGACCGAATCGATTAAATCGATGCTGCCGCGCCCGTTATCGACCTCTTGCCCGTCAATCGGCGGCATGAAGTTGTCGGCGTCTTCCGTCTGTTTGAAAAAGCCCATTTTCGATGCGCCGACACGGGCAGCGATAATGGCCGCTTCCTGATAGCCTGACAGGTTTTGCAGGCCGATGATGGCCGAAGCCACCCACGGAAAACCGCGCCGCTGCTCCGGGCGGTCGTGCAGGAAAATATGGCTGATTTGCTCTGCCGGCACCCGTTCGCGTAAATTACCCGTATTCGTCTGTCCGTATGATTCGCCCGGATGTGCCGTCCGCAACCAGTACGCCACAGGACGGGAATAGCTGTTTAACTCAACACCCATGCGCACGGCGTTACGCCCGTTTTGCTGCGGAACGTTGTATCCCGTATCCAAACGGTCAATATCCAGCACCTGCAACGCATAGCCGTAATCATTGTCAAACCCTGAAATATGACGAATCAGCACTTCGCCGTCCCGCGCCACGCTGCGAATCAGCAGCCGTTGCAGGTCGGTAAAAGACATCTGGCCGGTAACGTCGCACACGCCGCGCCTTGCCCAGCGCGAAAACGCTTCTTCGATGGCCTTATTCGCCAAGTTATCGGGCTTGTCGGCGTTATCCAGCAAAACACGCATTTGCAGGGCAAAACCATCGCGCCCGATAACGTTGCTTTCGACCATGTTCAGAAACTTGCGCATGTAGTCGTTGTCGCGCGCAAGGCTGCGGGCGCGGGCGCGCAGGCGGTCAAGGTCTGACCGCGCCAAGGCATCCGCCGACCAGTTTTGCGGCTGCCATGAAGCCAGCGATCCGACCGGACGTGCTCCGGCAAAGCTGCGGCGGGCTGTTTTCGGGACGGCTTCCCGCCTGCCGAACAACCGCGCAAAAAAACCGCGCTTTTGCACGGTTGGGTTATTTGTTGGCATGGTGTAATCCTAGAATCGGCAAATAATACGTCCGCTACGCCGGGCTGAAAAACCTAAAGCAGCTTCAAATTTCCGGATTTCGTTTTCCCAATAGCGGATTTGCTTCAGCAAATCTGCCAAATCGACAAACTCCATTTCACGGTCTTTAATTTTGTAGCGCTTGGTCAAGCCACGGCCGGTAGCATGTTCCTTATAGGCGGTTTTAAGCACCTGCAAGATTTCACGGGCATCATCCAATTCGGCTATGAACTGCTGTTCACGCTGATCGGCGGTGATTTGCTGGATAGTCATTTCAGACGGCCTTATCCGTTAAATAAAATAAAGTGATACAGTTTCCTTCACTCGATTTGACCAACCCTTCTTTAATCAGGTTGTCTATATCGTTGCGCGTATTAATCCAATCTGCCCAGCTTCGATCTTCTCGCACTGCTTTATTAACACTGGTAGTTGTGCAGCCGGGATTGGCGCGGATGTAGTCTAAAATTTTGGTTTCATAGTTTTAAGCGGTTATAAACCGCCCTAACTTGTAAGCATAACTTACAGGCCGGGCGGCGGTTGAGAGTAACAGTAGCAGTTGCCTTTGCTAACGACGCGCCACCGCCGGGCTGTTTACAGACTGTACCGGCTACATCTCTCCGGCCTCGGTCCTTCACCGTCGTGCAGTGCCACCGCCGACGTGTCAATGATTTAAAAGCCGTCTTTCCGGCTGTCATATCCTAACTGTCTAACGAGGCGAATAAATCCCCGGCAGCAATATTCCGACACAGAAACATAGGCTGCTTATCCCTGTGAAGTTGCCTGACATTCTACGCAATCAGGATACGATTTTAAAAATTAGTTGCAAAATTGCTGCCACGCTTGCGACGGTTCACGGCCGAATAACCGCTGCTGTTTTTGTGGCCGGTTTCAGATCCAACAACCTGATCAGCTTCAGCTTTCGGTTCTGAAAACAGTTCCGATTGCAACAAGGCCGATTCATAAAGTGCCCACCGCGTGGCAGACATGGTATGCGTACCCAGCGAACGGGCGGCATGAAGTGCGTACACTTCACAGTCCAACGCTTCGTTTCGCACTCCTACTTTTTTCTGCCACACTTTTTTGTGCTTATTCATCCGGCTCGGCACTTTGATTTCAGACAACAACTGACCGCAGTAATCGGCGCGTACGCCTGAATAAAAGTGCATACGGCCGGCGCCGCTACCTTCTAAATTAATTCGGGCGTGCTCATCAATAAGCAGGTCTTTCGCACGGCTCACCCCAACGCTATACACCTGTACGCCGAATTTGTCGGCCTTGGTGTTTTTGTGTTTCAAGTCAATCGCCCGCGCCCGACTGAAAATCTCTTTATCGGGGTTGGTGCTGCCCTTGACCGCCATCACATTCACCGATTTCACGCCGCGGCAGCCGCGCACAAAGTGATACACCGCGTCGGAGGTATTGCCGTCCGAACTGTCTATCGATACCGCCGCGATTTTCATTCCCGCACCGGTTTCGTGCTTGTAGGCCGTCTGAAATATCATCTCGGCCAGTTTGCGCCACACGTCGGATTTGACGTCCACCGTGTTGCCGTGGATTTCGCCCCACCAAATCAGCCAGCTTTCCTCGCCGCGCCCCCATGCGCGGATGATGACGGCCAGCCGGTCATGTTGCACGTCCACGCCCATAGTCAGAATCAGGCCGCCGCGCGGTACGGTGTTTTCGGCGTAGTCTTCGCCGCGTTCTGCCAGTTCGTCTTCCTTTACACCGTCGTTGGTCATCTCAAACGGAATGCCGATGGACGAATTGACGAAGGCAATCATCGGCGATATATCGCCGTTGTCCGCTTCGTATTGCGCGGTCAACCATTTTTTCATCAGTTCGGAAAACACACTGCCGGGGAATGGGCTGTATAGCTCGTTCAGGTAAAAACCTGCCGTGCCGTGAAAAGGCGCGGTCGCCTGCCACCAACCGCGACGCACATTACGGTTTTTCTGCATGTCGTTCCACACCGCACCGCAGTTCGGGCAGGTGTAATGCGCCGTTTCCGGCAGCTTTTTGCCGAAAACGGGATGATTGCCGTTCGGGTCTTCGTCGCAGGAAAGGTAATCGAAGCTCAACACATGGGCTTCGCCGCATTCGTGGCACGGCACCATACCGACGCGCTTGTCCGACAACTCCATTTCGGCGGCGATTGTCGAGACGCCCGCAATAGTCGGCGTGCCGCCTAATACGATTTTCGGTCGGCGGTAGGTTTTGGTGCGCTCCTTCGCCAGCTTGATACTGTCGCCCTGACCGCGCAGGTTCAGGTTACAGTCGTCCGGCTCCTCCACACACACAATCGGCACCGGCGACGATTTCACACTGGCGGGGCTGTTACTGCCCACCAGCTTCAGAAAACCGCCGGGGAATTTCTTGAACAACTGCCGCTGCCCTTGCGCACGGATACGGGTATCGACTTTCTCGCGCAAGGCGGGCGTCGCTTCGACCATCGGAACGAATTTTTCGTCCATGTACTCTTTAGCTGCCCCCTCTTTCGGGAACAGAACCAGTATCGGACTGGGTTCGGTATCGATGGATTTGCCCAAAAAGTTACCCAGCACACCCGAAGTCCACGCCACTTGCGCCGATTTCTGGCAAACAACCACTTGCACGGACGGGTCGTCCAGCGCATCAAGCGGGCTGTTTTCCCATGCCAGATACGGTGTTACGTCCAAAACGTATTTGCCCGGTCGGGCGGCCTCTATGCTGGAAAGATAGCGGTACTTGTTCGCCCAGTCGCGGGTTTTAATTTTGCGCGGCGGCGCCCATTTCCGGCACGCCTGCCGCAACACCCGCGCCACCGTTTCAGCCATCCGCGCCTGCATATCCGCCATTGTCGTCTGCATCGTCTTCCGCCCCATAATTCGCCAGCTTTTCCAACGCTTTGTTTATATGCGAAGCAATAGCATCAGGATCAATTTCCACCCCTGCCGTCGCACTCAACTCTATCGCCAACTGCTCCGGCAAAGTGAGAAACTCTGTGCGCGCCGCCAAAATATGGTCAGCCCATGCACGTTCGAATAAAGCGGCTGGAGCTAATTCCCCCGTGCGCTCCTTTAAATCAAGTTCTATTGCATCTGCTTTCAGCCTGTCCAGCCTGTCGCGGGGTTTTTCCTTATTCAGCCGCTCCAACTCCCGCTGCACCATCCAGCTGATAACCGCCGCACTTTCATATTCATTGGCCTGCCCTCGGTTGTCCGCATAACTGGCAACCGGCAAACCTTCCTTTTGCCATTCCGTCAGCGACCGTTCGGAAACACCAACAATTTCCGAAAGCTGCCTTTTGTTCACCAGCATAACGACCTTTACCCCTCAAAACTCACCCAACCCAAACTATTTGACCCAAATAAATCAACCTACCCGGCAAAAATAAAAAACCAAGTCCAATCAAAAACTAAATCTAATAAAACCACTCTATCAAAACCAAGTAAGGAAGCTAATACAACCTGTCGCTTAACAGAAATCGGGGTTCGAATTACCCGCGTTTCGGCTGGCCGGCGGAGTACCTTTTGTTTCAGCGCGCCGATTTTATGGCAGCCTCGATGGCCTTGCGCATCTGCTCGGGGAACTCACGATCAATTGTATGTTCCGCCGTCTCGAAGTAAGGGAAGCGCTTACTGTATCCAGCCCGCTGAACAAACAGAGCAATGGGCCGCCAGTGTTTGCCGTCTGCCAAGATTTGGTAGATGCCTGGGCGGCGGCGGCCTTGGCGTTTACCGATAGCCACGAAGGTATAGCCGCGTTTATTTTTTGTACCCCGCGCCAAACGGCGCCGGGCGGCATCGGTCATATTTGCGCGGTAGCCCCTTTCTGGGAAGGCACGAAAATAGGACAGGATTTTCACAATCTGCCCACGGCTCCAGTTGCCGTAATTGTCCAGCTGCGCAAACTTACCCGGTATGCAGTAATAGCCTTTCGGCATCGCCCCCACTCCTTGCAGCGCACGCTCGAAGCGTTTGTGGCTGCGGCTGCCGCCATCGATTTGCGGCAGCAGGTATTTTTCTGCCGGTGTGCCTTTGAAGGTATCGTATTTAAGCCAAACGTAAGCAGATGGGTTGGCTTTAGTGCCGGGTTTTACATATAGGCTATTGAGTGTGTAGGGCGTGGGGCGGTCGAATACTGCCCGCATTTTGTCGATTTCCGCTTGCTTTACCAGTTTTGCCGTGCGGTTTACCGCCAGCGAATACGCAAACGGCAGCTGCTTGCGCTCCAGCGCATTGAGATGCGCCGTGGCAGTATCAGCTTTCACGCGGGCGGATACAACAAACACAGCACGCTCCCAATAAGCCAAAACCGCCCAGATTTAACTCTGGGCGGCGACGGGGTAATATTCTTTCACTAGACCACATGGACCATATACAACTTAACCCATGTTTGCATATTATTTTGCCCCCAGTTTCCGTAAACTGTCAAGCAGCGGACAAAATATTTTGCAGTTTACGCCCCGAGAAAATGGTATCGAGCGTGGCGTAAAGCGTTTTGTACATATATTTTTTGGATATGCCCAAATCGTTTGCCATCTGATCTGCTGTGCCCACTTGTTGGTAATAACGCTTGATTACCGCACGCGGGATAACCGGCAAGCGCCGCACCGCCGCATCAATCAGCACAAACACAGCATCGCAATCCGTGCCGTAGGATAAAACGGAGGAGTGGAAACCTCCGCCGCCGGGTGTGCCACCGGCCATCAACAAATTCAAACTGCTCGGCTTATAGCCAACCCCTGCTTTCAACGGCTGGCGTGTCCAGTTTGCCCATTCGCGCATCAGCGCATCTTTCGCATCTTCTGAAAAATCAAACACAGCATGATACTCATGCCCCTTTTGTTACCTCTTACGCGGCAGCCCTCTGCCGCTTTTTTATTGTGCCGCTATTTTACTAAAAACCGCAATAAAACAACAGATAAAGCGGCAAAAAATCCTGTATTTATAAGTTTTGCACAAAGTGCATATTTATGCAGTTTTGAAAATCACTGAAAGCCTTATCTGGTGGGCATTTGTGCACTTTGTGCAGTATGTGCAGTATATTTTTACACGCATGGAGAAAAAAAATAAAAAGGCGGGCAGAGTAGGAGGAAATACGCCATATATAACGCGCGTACGCGTGCGCGAAAAAACGCTGCACACACTGCACAAAGTGCACAAAGCCCCGCCCGGCGTGGATTTGCTGGGAGGGGCAAAAGTGCATTTTTGTGCAGTTGTGCAGCGTTTAGTAGCCTATCGGGTTTCGCAGGTTTTGCACCGCCTGCTGGAATCTAAGCACCTGCGGGCCGATAAAGTCCATTTCGGGCGTGCCCTGCGGCGGGCGGGTGCCGGGCGGGAGGAAGATATTATCCTGCATCTTTTTCTCCGGTCGCGGGCCGTCGGGCAAACGCCACCACCGCCGCGCCCTCGGCATCTTGCTGGCAATGTGCTGCAGGAATTTGGATTTGGAAATCTGCCGCTCGTTGTTTTTGGTGCACCACCATAAATACAAATCCCACACATCGCCGGTAATCGCCGCGCAGTAGGGGATATTCTCGATTTCGCCGCGCTCCCACTCCATATAAAACGTCTGCCACCCATGCCGCCCATAATTGATAACATTGGCCTTAGCCTCCGTCATCGGCGGTTTGGTGTGCGGGTCGAAACGCGGGCCGCCCTCTTCGATTTCCACCACCACATCCGGCAGCGTGGGGTCATCGGCAGGCTGCCTAGTGTAATTGATAGTGAGCGGCAAAGACAACAGCAACATAAAAAACTGCAGTATCCCGTCCGCGCCCAGCTCCACCTCCAATTCCGCGCGCAGGCTTTCAGGTAGACTGTTTTTCGGCCAAATCACAAAGTAGCGCCGGTCGTTTTCCTCGATTTTAAACGGCTGCGCCTCGTTGGATAAAAATACGCAGTTGATGTGGTTGGCCTCCTCGTAGCTGTCCACAAACTTGCGCTCGATGCGCATCGTTTTGCCGGTGATCATGTGTTTCATGGCACCGGTTTGGTCATATTTTTGTTTGTTATTAAAAATCTCCTCGAAGATGATAAACAGCTTGCCAGAGCGGTTGCCCGTGTAATTGCTCTCCAAATCCGACTGCCCCAACGTGGCCGCGTAATCGCCGTACATCGGCTTGATAATCTCTTCAAACAGCAAGGATTTGCCCGCACCGTGCACATCACCGTGCATCACCAGCGAAGTAGTCAGTTTCGCGCCAGGGTGCTGTAGTGGATAAGCCAGCCAGTTATACACAAACTCCATCACTTGCAAATCATGGTTGCACAAATGCGCGATCAGCTTTTGGATGGCGCGGCAGCCCGGATATAAATCCAACACATCCAGCCACCAAGTCGGCATCTCCTCACGCGGGCGCGGAAACTGCACCTTGTCCGCCAACGGCAGCCCGCGATAAATATTGATGTACTCGTCCGACATTTCCCGCCCTGGCTCGAACACCACACGGTCAAAACGCTTAACGATACGCGCTGGGCTGTCTTGCCAAATCTTAAACTGGCTGCCCATCGCCAGCTTGGCAGAGCCCTGGTCAATCATGCGCCACAGCTGGTTGTCCCAAATGCTGGAGCTGCCGTCCAAATACACATAGCGCTCCATCATGTCTTTCAGGTCGTCGTCTTGGGCTACCTGAAACGCCGCCCGGTCGCGTTTGAGCTTATTCACCTCATACTGGGTCATCACCGGCGCACGACCCCAATTAAACCAGTTATCCACCGATTTTTTGCAAAAATGGTCGGTCAGCGCCTTGCGGCTGTATTCCACGCCCGTTTTCCTGCTCACCGCGCGGCTCTTGCCTTCGATGAGGGCAAATTCCCGTTTCAGCCGGGCAAAGTTTTCCTGATAGCGGCTTTCGCCCTCCGGCGTTTCGGCGGTTTCCGGCATATTTTCCCCGCCGCCCCCCGTGTTTTCGCGTGCCTCACCTTCCGGCGACTCGCCCCCCGTGGCGGGTGCGGGAGGCGGGGCAGCCTGTTTCAGGTAGCCTGAAGCCTGCGCCGCCGCCAACACCTCGGCATATTCGTCGGTGTAATCTGCCAAATGCTGCCAGCTCAACGCCGCCAACGCATCGATAAGCTGCCCACGGTCGGCCAGCGCATCGGCAATATCGTAGCCCGGCGGCCACACGCCCGGCTCAGGCGTGTGCACAAACGCCACCTTACAGCCCTGCGCCGTCAGCCGCTCGGCAATACCCAGCATCGCCGCCATGCCCGGCTGCACGTATTTGTCCAAATACGGTTTACTCTCCGCATCCACGCCCGCCTTGCGTTCGGCGGCAGTTAATTTTTCGCGCTGCGAATCGCAGTCCGGCCACAGAATCACGCGCCGGTTTTGCACCGCCGACCAATCCGTCTTATCCCAATTGCCCGCGCCGCCGTGCCAGGTAATCACCGCATAGCCCAGCTGCGCCGCATCCGCCGCGTTTTTGCACTTTTCGCCTTCCACCACCAACACCGGGCGCGCCGGGTCGGCCGCCAGCGCGTCCAAACCGTACAGCGGGCGCAAACCCTGCCAGCCGCGCCAGCGCCACATTTTTTCGTGCGTATCCAAGTTTTCGCAAAAGGTATAGGGCAGGTCGATTTTCGAGCCGTCCGACTTGATAAACCGCGCCACCGCGCCGAGCACCTGCCCGTCGGCATCACGGAACACCGAAGTAAACACCGGCTCCGAGCGCTCGCCTTGGCGGAACGAATGGCGGAAATTCATGGTTTTTAGGGCATAGGGCGGCACCGGCACAATCGGCTGCCAGCGCGCGTTTTTGTCCGGCTTGGCCGCCTTGCCGCCGTCCAGCGCCACCTTTTGCACCGGTGCAAAACCGCCCAAGCTCAAACGCTCGGCAATCGAGCGCGCCGCCTGCGCCGTGTTGCAGCTATTCAGGTAAGCGTACAGGTCGATTAAATCCCCGCCCTTGTCGCCCGTGGCAAAATCCGCCCAAGCCCCCGTGCGGGTATTGATGCGGAAACTGCCCAGCTTTTTGTCCGCGCGCGTGGGATTCAGTGCCACGAACTCGTGCCCGTCATAGCGGCCGGAAGGCAGCCATTCCGCCAGCAGATTATCCACCGAGCTTAAGGCGGCGCTTGAAATAGTGGCAAAATCAATAGATTGGCTCATAACACAGCTTTCAGGTAGCCTGAAAAAGGCGTAAAAAAAGCCTGCCCCTGCGTACACAGCGGCAGGCGGTATAAAAAACGGCGGGTAAGAAGAATAGAAAGCCGCCGAAAACCCCGGCACAAGGGAGGGAGTGCCGAAGAAAGAGGAAACTAGGCGGTGAAGATAGTTTTGTAGTAATCCAAAATCTGCCCGTGCACACGGGAATACTCGGCCTTGTTTACACCATTGATGATGCGGCTCAATGTAGCCTGCCCTACTTTAGTGTGGCGGCTGATTTCATGCTGACTTTTGCCGTGGACAATTAAATCCTCAAGCAGTTGTTTTGTCGTTTTATCCATGTGTATTACTCCTAATATGCGAAATAGGATAATCCACTTATGGATTAAAGTCAATCCTTATTTGTATTGTTTATGGTATTAAATGATACGGTAACGTATCATTTAATACACAGGAGGCTTAATCATGGACGAAAAACGATCTCTGCCGCTCGTGGCAAAAAACCTACGCTACCTGATGGATGCCAATAAATTAACCAGCACATCACTAGCCGAAGCAACCCAGCAAAACCAACCCACAATCCACCGTATTGTGAACGGCGAAGTGTCCGATCCGCGCGCGTCCACACTGGAGCCGCTGGCAAAATATTTCGGCACAACGGTTAATCTGCTGCGCAGCTACGATTTTCAATCGCAAGCAGATGTGAACGTGGTTCCAAATAACAGACCGCGAAGCGATGCCCTGCCTGTCCTTTCATGGGTACAGGCAGGGCAGTGGGCGGATAGCATCTCATTGTCGGAAATAGAAGAATGGCGCTCCACTACGAAGCGCCATAGCGATAAAAGTTTTGCGTTGAAAGTGAAGGGGATAAGTATGTATAACCCCGGCCACCGTGAAACTTTTGAAGAAGGCGACATTATATTAGTAGACCCGGAAAGACCGGCACACAACGGCAGCCTTGTAATTGCCATGCTGGCTGATTCGGGCGAATGTACCTTTAAAAAACTCTATCAAGAAGACGGCCATACCATGCTAAAAGCCCTCAATCCAAACTGGTCACCACAATACATTGAGCTGGAAAGCGAGACGCAGATTATCGGCGTAGTGTTTGAAAAGCAGGTTGATTTCGGCTAGATTGAAGTAATAAATTCCTTCCGCCGCATTGGTTTAACCACCATGCGGCGGTTTTTTTACGCCAAAAATAATACACTTATGGATTAAAATACAAAAATAATCCATTTTCGTATTGACTGCATTAATCCATAATTGTATTATTCACTCCAACAATCACCCATAAATGTATAGGAGCAAATCAAATGCCATCCGTCACCAACCCACCCGCAAAGCAGCCGAGTTGCTAGCCAGACTACTAAGCGCCGCCCCGTTGCACATCGAAATAGATGTACAGCCCGCCGGAATAGTCAGCCTGAATATCCGCAGCCGAGAAATCGTACCGGGCCCGAGCGACACCCTAAAAATAGTCAAACAACTATTGACCGCGCTGAAAATCGACAACGAACCCACCGAGGAATCAAAAAATGAAACCGAAAAGCATCCTGCAAATACTGAATGCCGAATTAAACACCTGCAAAGCAAACGCCCCGCGCGAAAAAGTAATGGTGGCCGGCGGCTGGTTTATCAAAGAAACAGCCGAACAAACCAAAAAAGACCTGAAAGAGTTTAAGGCATTTGTAAAAGAAAAATTTAGGCAGCAGGCTTCCGACTTGGTTGTCTATTTCGGTCACTCAAGGCAAAAGGCCGAAGCTGCCGCCCTGGAAACAGCAAGAAGCCGCATCAAATGCTGGAAAGAAGCGCAGGCATAAGACACCCCGCCCCGAAAGGGGCGGAAGCCGGAACGAAACAGTTATCCGCAAAAACAGGAGGCCAGTTCGCCGGGCGTGCAAACCAACTGCCAAGCCGTTGCAAGGACGGCAAAAATTTGAAACCCCTGCCATGCGGCAGGCTACCTGAAAAGGAAAACACCCATGAAAACCTACCCCATCATGCTGACCAGCCACGGCGGCGAAGACGTACAAGCCGCCACCCTTACCGAATACCAAGACGGCAGCTGCAGTATCGAAACCGGCAGCAGCATCACCACCGACCACAAAGCCGCCGCCATCGACGTCATCAAACGCCGCTGGCCTTCCGCCTACATCGCCGAAGCCGTGCGCATTGAGCCCGAAGCCGCGCCCGGATCCACATTAGGCGACTTACTGAACCTAATCTCCCGTCTAAACGGCGAAGGTTTTTATATTGATTTGAGATTCCACGGTTTCGGGCACTCAATGATTGTCGGCGTTATCTGTAATTCTGGCATGGTGCATGAAGAGCTTGTACTCGAAGTCATCACCAACCCAGAAAAACGCCGACGCTACGCTTTACCAACAGAAAACGTGCTTGCTCAAAACGCCATCGACTGGCTAACCGATTTACACAAGAAATACGGCAATCCCGCCGCCTAACCCTCTCATATGGAGACCATCATGAACCAAGATAAAAAAATCATCCCCGCCACCAAGATGCTGCGCGCCATCAACAGCGGCCTGCTCGATACCGAGCTGGGCGAAGCCATCAGCGCCGCCGTAGCCGCCTGCCTGTCGCACGGCAAACGCGCCACGGTCACGCTCAAGCTGACGATTGATTCGCAAAACATCAAAGACGGCACCGTGCGCATCAGCCACGACATCGCCAGCAAACTGCCGAAAGAAAAACGTGAGGGCGGCATCGTATTTGCCACCCCCGAAGGCAACCTCACCACCGAAGACCCCGCCCAAGCCAAGCTTGACCTGCAGGGCACGGGCGAACCTAAAGTGATGAAACTCACCGGCACCAAATAAGTGCCATTTACCAACCCACTTAAAGCAGGAAATCCGACTATGGAAAACCAAAACGACATTATCCGCACCGCACTGAATGCGGCACAAAAACCCATTATTGCCGAGATGCCCGACGGCACGCCGGTTCTCTTCACCCCAGGCGAAAACGGCGATTGGTCTTTTGACACTATGCCCAAATACCGCGCCACCCCCGACCGCAAAAAAGGCTTCGCTACCGCGCACGATCTAGACAGCCTGATTGCCTACATTAAAAAGCACCAAACCGAGGGCACAGAAATCTATATCAACGCCGATTTCTTACGCGGCAACATCGGCATCTGCACTGTGCTCAACGGAGACACCGCCGAAGCCGCCGGTTTTAAAGATTTCGGTATCCACTACAGCCCGGTATTTACCCCCGCCGCCAGCGAGTGGAAACGCTACAACGGCGAAAAGCTGAACCAAATCCAGTTTGCCTCCGTACTCACCAACAACGCCCGCGACATCGTGAGCTCCAACCCGGACGACCCGGCAGCCAAATACCCCACCGGCTCCGAAGTGTTGGATTTCGCCATGAACCTCGAATACACCGAGAAAACCACCTTTAAGCAAGGCTACCGCGAGCAAGACGGCCGCATGAATTTTGTATTCCAGAGCGAGGACGCGGGCAAAACCGACACCACCCTCAAAGCCTTTGAAAAATTCGGCGTGGCCTTTACCCCGTTTTTGGGCGGCAAAACCTACTTTGTCGAGGCGCTGCTCAAATTCCGCATCGACAAAAACAACGGCGGCTTAATCCTGTGGTACGAGCTGCAACAGCTGCACCGCGTAATGGAGCTGGCCACCCAAGACATCGCCAAAGCCCTGCGCGAAGCGCTGCCCGAACTTCCGATTTATAACGGCAAACCGGACTAAGCCGCCCGCCGCCTAAATCAGGCGGCATCGGGCAGGCGGTTGCCGCCAACAACGGCGGAGCGGCTCCTTCTCCATCCGCGCCCACAGCCGCCTGCCCTATGCCAAAGGAGTAGAAAAAATGAAAAACACCGTACAGCTTACCCTTATCACTCTAGCCATTATCACGCAGGCCATCGTGCTGTTGCAGGCAGCCTGCATACTAATGTTGTAATCATGTGGTAGTGCCCATGCCACAGCCGCAGGTGGGCAAACAGCGGCAGCAGGCCACGGAAAAAGCAAAGACCGGCCTTATCGCAACACCCAAATACGGAGCCGGAGACCTGCACCCAACCCATTTCAGGCTACCTGAAAAGAGAGACCAACCATGAAACCCATCATCCTCAAACTGATTTGCGCCGCCATCGCCGCCGCGCTGGCCGCCGTGCCCAGCATCGACGCGCACGATCCCTATCTGCAGCCCGCCGCGCAAAACACCGCCAGCGAGCCATCCAGCGCTGAAATCATCGCCGCCAAAGACCTGCAGGCCGAAGCCGAAGCCGCCGCAGCGGCAAGACAGTACGAAGAAATGACCGACTACCAAATCATGCGCGGCGTGGTGTACGAGCCGGAGGGCGGGAAATGAACCTGCGCTATCTCTACAACCACCACAAAAACACCGTAACCATCCAAGCTGAACTCATGAGATACCTGCCGGCCGAAAACGCCCCGCACAGCTGGAGCACCCGCGAACCGCGCCCAGGCGAAATAGACGTAGTGTCCGAAAAAACCTTTAGGCAGAGCGATACCGCCGCCATCCATGCCTACGTTGAGAGCCTCTACGCCACCGATGCCGCCATGCAGGCACAGGCGACAGAAGCAGAGGCTACCTGAAATGCCATCCATCCTAGATCCCTGCTGCGGCAGCCGCATGATGTGGTTTGATAAGCAAGACCAGCGTTGCCTGTTTGGCGACCTGCGCACCGAAAGCCACTACCTGAAAGACCGTGGCAACCTGCGCTACCTCGAAATCCACCCAGATGTGCGGCTGGACTTTACCGCGCTGCCATTTGCCGACAACAGCTTTAATTTGGTGGTTTTCGATCCGCCGCACCTTGTACGGGCCGGGAAAAAATCATGGTTGGCCAAAAAATACGGCCAGCTCACCCAAGACTGGCGTGACGACCTCAGCAAAGGCTTCGCTGAATGTTTCCGCGTATTAAAACCCAATGGCGTGCTGATTTTTAAGTGGAACGAAGACCAAATCAAAGTGCCGCAGATTTTGGCGCTCACGCCGCACCAACCTCTATTCGGACATCCCACCGGCCGCCACGGCCGCACGCATTGGTTTACTTTTATGAAGGAGCAACCATGAAAACATTTACCCAAATCCGCGAATGGGCAGAAGCCCGCAACCTTATCGCAGGCAGCGACAGCTTCCGCCAGCTTGCCAAGCTTGTAGAAGAGACTGGCGAACTGGCTGCCGATATTTCCCGTGGCCGCCCGCGCCGCCGTATCGCTGACAGCATCGGCGATTGTGTAGTCGTGCTGACTATCCTGGCCGCACAGAACGGCTTACAGATAGAAGATTGCATTGCCCAAGCCTACGATGAAATCAAAGACAGGCGGGGCGTAATGAAAGATGGCGTGTTTGTGAAAGAGGAGGATGTGTAATGACACCCGAAAGAATCGAACAAGAGCGCAAGGCGTTTGAGGAGTGGTACGCAAGCACTTATTTACCAACCCCGATGCACGGACGAACATTTAATAAATACCCAACCGGCGTTTATTGCTTACAACACGTTCAAGATGCATGGCAGGCATGGCAAGCCCGCGCCGCACAATCCGAATGGATAAGCGTGGAGGAGAAGCTACCCGAAGCGCATGATGATATTTTAGTCTATACCTGTGATGGCGATATTTATCCAATCCTCGCAATATGCAGGGATATAACTTGGATTGGAATTAGTGGAGCGACCCACTGGCAACCGCTCCCTGAACCACCTGAAACGAGAGGTAAATAATGGCAACAGTGAACATCCTCATCAGCGACCAACCGGACGGCCTGTTTATCAAGCTGACCTCCGACGAACCAATGCCGAAAGATGGCGAAGACGGCGGCAGCATCGCCCAGAACGCAGGCCTTATCTGCCTAGCAATCCTTAAACGCGAAATGCGGCAGATAACAGGCAAAGAACCAGTTTTGATTGATATCCAATAACCCGAACGGCGGAACCAGAGGTAAAAAATGAACGAGATTAAAACCATCCTAACAATGGTGCAGGAGCTGCATAATAATCAGCAGCGCGGCAGGCTGGCCGGGCTCACCGAAGATTCGGCTATACTGATCGATACCGCCGATATCGCCGAAATGATGAATTACTCTTACAGCTACACTTATAATAAAATTGTCTGCCGCCCCGATTTTCCCGCGCCGGTCGACCCCGAAAAACGCACGCGCAGCAGCGGCAAAAAAAACCGCCGCTGGATAGCCGGGGATGTGGTGAAATACATCAAATCATGCAGACAGCAATAAACAAGCGGCCAATCGGCCGCTTTCCTTATTCCAGCTTATCCGCCAAATCCTCCACCGTGGGCGCGTAGTAGGTATTGAGCAAAATCCGCAAATCACGGTGCCCCGAAATCTTAGCGAGCTCCATCGGCGAATATATCTTGGCCAGCCGCGTCAGCGCCTCACGCCGGGCATCATGAAAATGCAGGTTTTCCAACAAACTACGCCGTTTGAGCTTGCGAAACAGCGCATCCAGCGAGCCGCTGGTGATATTAAACACAAAAGCATTTTCACGCACCGTTTCCATTTGCCGCAAAATCGCCACCGCCTTGCTGCTTAACGGCACATTGCGCGGATGGCCGTTTTTGGTAAGCGGGATATGCACATAGCGCCGATCATAAAACACACAATCCCACGTCAGCATCACAATTTCCCCCGCCCGCATCGCCGTTTCCAGCGCGAAATAAAACGCTGCCGCCGCCCGCTGCGTACGCGCACTCGGTACGCAGTCAGGCGTATAACCGCCCGCAAACGCCACAGCAGCCGCATCCTCATCCGTTACCCGCTGCGTGCGAGCCAACCCGTCAGCAGGCTTGTCCAACCGCTGCATAAAGTTTTCAGGTAGCCAGCGCCATTGCTTAGATGCCACCGTCAAAACATTAGACAACAGCACCCATTCCCGCCGCAGCGTGGACGTGCTCACCTCTTTTTTCCGCTCATCCGCCCACGCCTGAAACTGCAGCTCCGACAAATGCGGCAGCCGCACCTCAGCCAACGGCGTGCGCAGCACGCGGTTGATGATATTAGTCTCATTGCGCCAGCCGTGCTTGTGCACCGATACCTCGTTTTTATACCGCGCCAACACTTCCGAAAACGGCACATTCGGCGCGCCGCCAAAGCGCAGCGTGCGCCACTCATTTTCAATTTTCGCCGCCCAGGCTTCCGCCTCCGCCTTGCGCGGAAACGAAGCTGAGCGGTTTAGCGCCGGCAGCCCATCCCGAGCCACCCGCCGCACCTGCGCCAACCACATACCGTTAGATTTTTTGCGGATAGATGCCATTGCTTTTTACCTCCGAGCCGTTGCAACGCCGTTGCAAATTGCGTTGCAAATCCGTTGCAATTATAGGCATAAACAGACCAAAACAGAAGCAAAAAAGCACAAATAATAGGCAAAGTAAGAGTAGGCTATGAATAGCTGGAAATTGAAATATAATATTGAATTATAAAGATTAAATGAAATTAGCCTGCACCTTTTTCAGGTTGCAGGCTAATGGAAACTGGCACGCCCACGGGGATTCGAACCCCGGTTGCCGCCGTGAAAGGGCAGTGTCCTAGGCCTCTAGACGATGGGCGCGTAACCGAAGCGCGAACTATACAGAAAGCCTTTTCTTCTGTCAACGCCTTTACTGCATTTTTAAAGATGCTGCCGATTTCCGTATGTTATTTTCCCTGTATAATGCCGGTTTTAATAAAAGGAAAACTCGCCATGTGGTTTAAGCAAATCAGTTTTTATCCGCTCAACAAAGACAAGTTGCCCGAATTGGAAGTCCTTTCTGACAAATTGGCGCAATCCGAATTTGCCCATTGTCAGGGTTTGGACTGGTTTAGCGAAGGCTTTGCCACGCCTGTTTCCTTTTCGCCCGAGCTGGTTTTCCCTGCCGATTACACTTGGCGCGTTGCTCTGAAAAAAGAAGAAAAAGTCCTGCCTGCCGGCGTCATCCGCGATATTTTGGATGAAAAGGTTTTGGAAATCCAAAACAACGAAGCGCGCAATGTCGGCCGTAAGGAAAAACAAGAGCTGAAAGAACAGATTACTGACGACCTGCTGCCCCGTGCCTTTACGCGTAGCAGCCGCACACAGGCGATTTTTGACACGCGTCATGGTTATCTTTTGGTCAACAATGCCGCATCTGCAAAAGCGGAAAATATCCTGACCAAACTGCGCGAAGCCTTGGGCGGTTTGGAAGCAGCCCTGCCCAACACCAAACAATCGCCCTCCTCCCTGATGACCAGCTGGTTGCTGCAAGGACACTGCGAAGGCGGTTTTGAATTGGACAGCGATTGCGAACTCAAAGGCGTAGGCGATGTTGTTCCGGTCGTCAAAGTTTCCAAACAAGACCTGACTGCCGATGAAGTGGTACAACACGTTAAAAACGGCAAAACCGTTACCCAACTGGGCTTGGTATGGCGCGAACAAATCGCATTCATCCTTACCCAAGACTTTACGCTCAAACGCATCCAGTATCTGGACGTATTGCAAGAAGAAGCCGAGAGCAACGGCGACGATGCCGCCAGTCTCGCCTTTGCCTCGCAAATCCTGATGACCGAAGCCATCAGCACCATGTTGGAAGAACTGGTTTCTTATTTGGGCGGCTGGCAAGAATAA